TCAAGTCCTGCAGAAAGACCGGAGGCAGACCATAAATCCGGGCAACTTCTTCGACGACAAAGCGCTTCAGTTCGACCAGTTGCGATTTCTCGGCATCCGTTCCGATTGCCTTAATATCCAGACCGGACGGAAGCACCAACGCTTGCCGCGATTCCCGCGCCGACTTGCGCACAGCTGCTGCAAAATCTTCCGCAGCCCGCTCCATGGCTCGACCAGACTGGAAATTTCCGGTCACGGCGAAGGGAGGAACACCGCCATTTTCGAAGAATTTCGACCCGAAGCGCGTCGCCGCAATGCCCAATGCGATCGTGTCGCGCGCAGTAGAAATTGGCCCCCGATGACGCAAGCCATCGGCATGCAGCATAAAGCTGAGATCAATCACCTCGCTGGCCGCATAGATTTTTACCCCGCCCGAATCCCGGTATTCATAGGTTTTCCGGCCGATATCATCGCGCTTGATCGTCACCCTGGATGGATCAAGCGCCCAGAAATTGGTGATTCCCTTGGTTTGCGAGCGCTCGATGAAACTCAGGCCACGCCCACCTGTCAGGATCCGCTCGAATTTATGCTTGCGCCAGTCAAAGGAAGACGTTTCGTCATTGACCGCATCATGCAGCAGCATCGCCAGCGGCGTATCGGTCACTCGGTTCCGCTTGTCGCCTGTCCGCTTGTAGAGGTTGAGCGGCAGACCTGCGATCGTTCCCGCGATGAAATTCACCGCGGCGAAAACCGCCGGAACGCTCAGCGCCGTCGCTTCATCGATCGAAATTCCTGCCGCGCTGCGCCCAAACGCTTCAAGCCCCAACACCTGAAGGAATTCACTCGAGCTTTGCTGCACGACTGCGCTGCGCTGCTGCCGCTGGATATCAAGGCCAAAGAATTTCATCACGCCACCAGGCTATAGTTGGGGTCTTCATCCCAGGGCGTGGTCGGTGCCCCCGCACTGGGATTTCGGCTCATCAGGGTGAATGCGTTGAACGCAGCGATAAGCAGGTCAATTTTTGCTTTGCCGGCCGTCTCTTTCGTGATCAGCACCGCATTGCCTTTCTGTTCAGCCCGCGCATTGCCGATGCACCAAGCCATGATGCGCTGGCCGCAATGCAAATAGGTGCCATCCATCAGCTTGCGCTCCATGCCCCAGATCGCCGACGACAGACGATAGCCCTGCCCGACTGCGACCATCTGCTCTGCGCTGACGCCGATGCCTGACAACGAATCCACCAGTGCGGAAACGCCCGCCGGATCGAGACCGATCGCCGCTGCATCCGGCAACAGACCCGCGTCCAGCAGCTGGGCGACGATGTCACAAACCCCTGCATGATCTTCTGCCGGTCGCTTGCAGATCGTCAGATCGCCGTCCCGCTCGAAATCCATCAGCGTCGGCACAATTTCCTTGCGCCGCTCCAGCGCAATCGGGTGAACCCAACCACGCGACCAGCTCAGCCAGCGCTTGCTCAGCTTGTCGCGGCCCGTGACGTTGAGGCCCAGCAAGTCATCGGCCCCACCGCCGTCAATGCCAACCACGGCGACCTCACAACGCGCAATCAGATCGGCCAGCGTCACAACTTCGGCGTCCCGCGCCGCCTGCCAAAAATCCGCGCCGATCCAGCGATTGCTGTGCAGCGCCAAGCCGATTTCCACGTTCAAATGCTGAGTTGCCCAGGCGATCAACTCGCCCATGCCGTCCATCTTGGCGCGGGTAAACCCGTCTTGTAACGCATCCAGCGTTATCGATCGCCCGAGATTGGGCGTGACCATGTGCCAGACCTTTGGGTCCTGCCAAACCTTGTCATCGCTGATCTGCATCGCTTCCGGAAACTCATAGAGCACCGGCAACATCCGCACGCGATCCGTAATCGTACCGTCCCGCACGCCCCTTGCGTATTGCAGTTCTGTCTTGAACGCCCCTGCCGGTGGATGATCCGATTGTGTCGTGATCATCACCAGGACCGATTCCGGGAACGGCATCATGCCGCCCCGGATTTGGCGGATGACATCTGCTGCGTAAGGGATGGTCCCCAGCAGGTGGATTTCATCAATCAGCGCAAAAACGGGTTTTGCCCCGGTCAGAACGTCCATCCCAAAGGTCCGCACCATCAAGCGCGCGCCATTCGTGCGGTCTTTGATTTGCTTCTTGTGATCCTGTACCTGGAACCTTTTCTGCAAGTATCCGTCCGGGTCGGCCTCGATCATCCCCCTGGCCTGCTCGAAGGCGACGTCACTGATTTTCTGTGTCGGCCCGATAATCAGCATGTCGGCATTGCGCCGTTTGTTCATCAACATGAATGTCAGGGCGATCGCGGCCGCCGAGGTGGTCTTGGCATTCTTTTTCGGGACCAGGATAAACACCTCCCCCACCTGCCGAACCTCCGGTCCGAGGCCAGAGGTTTGCATTGATCCGAAGATGGCACGCACGATGTCGCGCATCCAATCGCCAGCAGCGTCGCGCAGCTCCGGCTGACCGATCACATCCGGCAGTCGCAGCTTGTTAAAGATCGCCACCGCCCGCGCAGCTTCCTCGGCATTCAGCGGCAGATCGGCGATTGGTGTGTCGCCACGCTGTAGCCTGTCTGCCCAATCATGGCAGGCGAAGTCAAAAGCCACCTCAGTTCACCAAATCGCCCCAACCTTGCGAAGGACGCTGGGCGTCAATCACAAGCTGGGCCTTCTTGCCCAATGATGGCATGCGATCGGGCTTCGCTTCGGGCTTGCCCTTCGGCGCATTCGCCGCCTGGGCAATTTCCAAGACCCGTTTGGTTGCAGTCACATTGCCTTTCAGCATTTCCTTGACCAGCACCTGAACCGCCATACCCTCAAGAAACAGAGCGCCATGATCCAGCTCACGGGAAAAATGCTTGCGTAACGTCTTGGCATCAGCCCCCATGAAGGTCGCAATCTGATCTTGCGTCCAGCCCGCCGCACGCAAGCTAATCACAAGCTGTTGATTTTCCTTGTTTTTAGCAAATGATGGTCGACCGCGCGGATCACGGATCGGGCGAAGTGGATCCCCAAGCAGGTCAAGCTCGATACCCTCCCCGTCCAAATTCATCCCCATGGGAAAAAAACCTCCAGATGGCTGGCCCACCGGTCTAGGGGCGTCGGGGCCCGAGGGATCGACCCACCCCCTCCCCTTGCCGCTCGGTAGCCTGCTTTGTGCTGTCATGGCAGGCCTTGCATAGGCACTGCAGGTTTGCGGCGTCCCAGAACAGAGGGGCATTGCCGCGATGCGGGATGCGGTGATCCGCAACCAGCTTTGATGTGTCAGTCTCGATCTGCCCGCAGAACTGGCAGGTGAATAGATCACGCACCAGCACTGACCAGCGCAACTCTTGCCAGCGCGCCGTCTTATACCAAGCGCGCCATGCATAACGCTGATCGCGCGCCCTCGACTGCGAGGCAGGTGTATCTTCCAGAAACCGGATCCGAGGCGCTATTGCGGCGACCATCGGCGGCAGGCGTGTCAACTTCACTGCCGACCTCCCCGAAACGCAAACGACCGGATGGTTTCCCATCCGGTCGCAACTGTGCTGTTGGTAGCTTGTATAGAGGGTGAGATTCTCATCCGTCAAGCGGCTTTGTGCACGGCATCACTCCCAGAGCGCCACGGGGTCAGTGGCGGCATGAGATCGTTCAGGGCGATGCGCGTCAGTTGTTGCTGCGCCAAGCTATGACGCAGGTGGAGCAACGCCCCATACCAATCAAGATAACGCCGCCGCGCCATGCCAATCTGCTGCGCCGATGGCGTGTAAGTTACTGCGCAGGCCAGCACCTGGTGCTCAATCTTGCGCCCCTTATGGATCACAGCCTCCACTGCAACAACTTCGGCGCGGGCGAAATAGCCGTGCTTTGTATTGCGCCATTCGCGTGGCACGCAGCGCGTGCGCGCATCCGGCATCCAATCCGGCGCGACACCAGCGCGTGCCCATTCAGCAATGCTGACAGCCATCGCCCGACCACCCAAGGCGATCGGCAAGACCGCTACTGCGTTTGCGATGATCTCTGCATCATCCGAAGATCTGCTGCGCCCGCCACCATCAATCTGACAACCAAGCACACCACGATCCATAAGCGTGGCAATCGTATCGCGACCGGGCCGATGGCCATCAGGGCGCAAATCATCAAAATCCAACTGGGCGTGTTCTAAGCCAAAGGCCCATTCCAGAGCAGCCTTGATCGATATTTCACGGGGAGCGTGACAAAATCCAACATTCATGCAGCGTCCGCCTTGCTCTGCTGAGCCGCGTCGCGCCCGCTACGGCCTTGATCAACATGAGCGCGGGCCTGCTGTTCGTCCGCAAGATAGGCCGCATGCCATGCCTGATCATCATGACTTGCCGCCCCGCGCGCCGATCGATCCGCAATCATCGCCAGTCGCCGGTTGTCCTCGGCAGCCTGCTGCTTGATCGACGTCAGGTCATAGGCGGTGGGAGGGCGGCCATGGCGCCGAAGAAAGCGAAACAGTTGCACCAGATATCCGCCCGCATCGGCAACCGGCCCCTCGATCGAGGCCAGCCAGGAGGTGACGATACGGTGCAAGCGAAACGGCCGTGGCTGCAAGCCTCTTGCCCATCCCACAATCAACACCTCTGCCGGCCAAATACCAAACCCTGCCCCAGGCGCGGCAGCATGATCCATCACGACATCGGCAAGCGTGCGCAAATTCTCGGCGCTCATATGATCCAGCTGCCCAATAAGATGCTCAAGGCTCTCAGCCAACGCGCGCTCCGACTGCCCCTTGCCCCGTTTCAGGCCAGCATTGCACAGCGGTTCTATCAGCACCTTGCGAACCAGCCCCCTGCCGCTGTCCACGGCCTCACCTCGGGTTGCCGTTTCAGATCTGATCTCTTCTGTCATAGCCTTTCCCCTTTCTCAGCAATTCCACTTATCCACAGGCGCGGCGCTACGGTTTGTGGTTGTCCGTAACTCTTATCTTTTCTTCTCTTTTCTTCTCTTCTCTACGCAGAACAGTTCCATTCTGTTCCAGAATGTTCCGGCACAGAACGGTACTGTACCGGAACAGAAGTGATCAGTTTCGTCGCGCGGCCATGTCGGACACCCAGCCTGCCGCGACCGCATGCATCATCGCCGCATCGTAATGCGACTGCTTGCGATTGCCCCGGCAGTGCGACTTCAGCCATTCATCCATACGCCCGATCAGCACATCATCGGCCAGCGCATCAGCGCCGAGCCCCATCCGTTGCAAGGTCTCTCGCAGCCGCTTGACGCGCTGGTAGGCCGCCTTTTCCTCCTTCGACAGCTCATGAACTTCGCGGCGCTCCAACGCATCGCGAACCTGATCCAACACAACCGCATGCATCAGGCGGCGCTCACCGTCCGAAAGGCATGGGGACCAGTTGCGCAGCGGCCCGAATTCCATCGCGCGCAGTTCCCGCATCCGGCGGATATCGACCCGCAGCATCAGCGCCAGTTCGTCATCATCATCAGGCAGCGTGCCGATCGGGCTTTCGAGTTGCGAAAGATCAAACAAGGCTCGCGCCATCCCTTGGACTTCCCACGATGCGCGCTTGAACGTCTTCGACGACAACCAGCGAATATGCGCCCATTTGACAAACGCATGCCCGTCCAGGCGCGTGGCACGCGCGATCGGATATTCTGGCAGGTTGGCCAGGTCGACCACCTTGAGCAGTGCGGATGCGGTCTTCATGCTGCAGCCCTCAATGTGTGCACGCGACGCCGCCCCTCAATCCCATCCGCCATTTCGGCCAAGGCCATGGCGTCGCGGGTTTCGCGCGCACTTTCGGCCATGCGCGCACCCAGTTCCGCCTCATAAAACTGCGCCAATGTCATCAGAGGCCGCAAACCGGCGCGCCGTGGCGCCAACCCCATGCACCGCACATGATGGCTCAGCGTATATCGGCACCGGCCAAACACCGTTGCGATCTCGGAAAGTGCGACGCCGGCCTGCCACATCCGAGCTATCAAGGCATCATCATAGATGATCTTCGGACCCAAACGGCGCGGCGGCAGCTCAAACCGGCGCGCCACCGCCCCCATATGGCGCTCGCTCAGGCCGAACGCCGCCGCGATCTGGGCATTGGTGAAACGATCATCGGCCCAAAGCTGCTGCAAATCCGCCAGCACCACATGCCTCGCGAGGGTGATGCGCCGGTTCGGCAGGCCAAGCGCCATGGCGCGCGCCCAGAGCTTGCTGCGGCTCAAACCGACGCGCAGTGCTGCCTCGGTCACGCTGATCGTCTCATCCAGCCACACAGCCCGGATGCGGGCCGCAGGAATGCACTTGTCAGTCATTGTTGTCCCCCGTTCTTGCGCGCAGTGGCGGCCTCGACCCCGTAGCTTACCGTGGTATGATCGCGGTCCAGAAAGGCCCCGATGTCCTGCAAGGAATGCCCGGCCTCGCGGGCCACCATCATGAACTGCTGGCGCGGCCAGGCAATCGCGCGCTCCGCCGAGCGGCCGCGCAGATCTTCGACGCTGACCATTTCCACCGCTGCCACCGCCTTGGCGATGCGCATCAAGCGGCCCACCGGGCCAGCGCAGTAAACCTCGGTGACCGCATCCAGTTGAGCCTGCAATTGCGCGACGCGCGCCCGCAAAACCTCATTCCATGCCTCTGCCAGTTCCAGACGGGTGGCATTGTCCTGCGCTCGGCCCGGGCGGTGTTCGCCCAGTGGCACCGCCGTCAGCCTGCGGATCGGGTTGGTCATGCTGCACCCCCATAGATGTAAACCGGAATATTGCGGGTCAGTGCCTGCGTGACCGCCACATAGATGCCGTTGGAGTCCCGCCAGCCTGGTATCTCTGGCACCGCAACCGCACCACACACGCTCAGCAAGGGCTGGCACCAGTCCTGCCAGATCCCATCATCCAGCGGATCGAGGCGCGGCACAAATTGCAGTTTTCCGCGCCGGCGCGCTTCATAGGTACCGGTGGCGTTGATCATCGCCACGGCCGAAACGACCGGCGAAATTGCGGTCACGCCCTGATCCAGCAGATCTGCGCAGGCCCGTGCGGCGCGACGGTGTGCCCGATGAGAGGCTTCATAGCTCCAGCTGCCCAAAACATCGACAGCTTCGCGGCTGTACGGTGTCGCCAAGTAAACCGGCTGCTTGCCGCCAAAGGATTTCGCCACCGCAGCGGCAGACTGGACCAGATGCAAGCATGGCACCTGACCTTCGCGGCCCAGACGCAGCAGCTCCGACCAATCCGGTGTTGGCAGATCTGTCATGCGATCCCTCCCGCCAAAAGCAGGGAACCGGCAGACAGGCGACAAATGAAGGCAGGCTTCTCCCTACCCGCAAACGACTCACTTAAAGCCATCAGGAGTACGGGAAACTGACCCGAACAGGCGTATCGATCAGTTTTGGCGCGAAGGTCATCGATAACTAGGCACAGGTTCCGCTTAACAATTTTTCGAATCTGCAATTCATTGCAAGCAGATGCGGCAAAAACCTCATGATAGCTGCGCAGTATGTGGTGGATTAATCCATCACTGCAGCTTGCCAACCTAAATCGTTCTACGACAATGCGAAAAGTTGAGGTGGCCCGTTGACGCGGACCACCTCGATAGTGCCGCCCTCCCACTCGGACATGGAGGGCTCCACCCGTGACGGTCGCGCCACCCAACGCGCCGCCACCCATAGCCATATGCAAGGAAAAAACATGGCCATGATACCCGAAGACGGGCCGACATTTTTCGACCCCGACACGAATATTGAATTGAACAGAATTCCCATAACGCGCGGCCACATTCGTGACGGAGCCGAAGCAATGACGGCCCGCAAGTATTGGCGGCTGGGCGTTCCCCAGCACCGCATCGCGGCAATGCTGGGGGTGCATCCGCTCGATGTGCATAATCTTCTTGGCGATAAGCCAAGACGGCCCGGAACAGGTCATCTGCATGACGGTCATGGCGACCCGGATCAGGATGCTTTGCCCATCTGACCTCATGTCAGCCCCCCACAACCGGGCCGGTGGCCATCGGATCAGTAAAAGACACGTCGATCGTGCCGTCATCCCCAAGGAGGGCCGTGACCTGAATGTAATCCTGCCGAAAGGCATAGACCTCTACCCCATTGACAGGCCGCCCAGTGTGCTGGGCGATGGTGCGCAGGATGGCTTGGGCCAGAGACAGCGACGGAACGTCAGTCACACCGCACCCCCTGCCCGCTCTGCCTCGGCAATGATGCGGCCGGCCAACTCACGCACTTCCAGCATCTTCGCCTTGATTTCTGCCGCCTCGCCCCGGGTCAAAGCCGCCCCGCCGTCGCCATGTTCCGAAAACGCCCGGATCAGCGAGGCATGCGCGACGCCCGTCAGCATCGCCGATTGCGCCGCCAGCTCGCGCAGGCAGGCCGGGCTGCTATGCCCTTCCGCCTGCCGTTCGATCATCCGGTTGGTGATTGGCCGCGCGCCGACGAAATCTTCGACCGCAACGATGGCTTCATAGGTCACGGCGGCATGGCCAGAGCACATCTTCGAAACGGTGCCCTTGGAGCCCACGCCCCAGCGTGCCTCCAACACGGCTGCAACAGCCTCGACACCACCGGCGCGGCGCACCAGCGCATCGAACAGGCCACGCGTCACCTGGTCATACATGGCAATTCCCCCCAACCCGCGAAACCGGGTTTTCTTGCTGCGCAGACAGATCCCGCGCAGGGTGCAGGTCAGATGAAATCTGACAGGAGATGTGCAGACCCGGCATCACGCGGCGTCCTCCGCCACATCGTTGCGGGCAGCGCGGAAGTTTTTCATGTAGGCACGGACCTTGTCGGCAGTGATCATGGTCGGGCTGGCATCGCCGGCCTTCCACAAGGCCCAACGTCCCCACTCGGCATTCATGGCATCGCGCAGCAACTTCTGCGGCGTGATGCCATGTTCGGCAGCAAAGGTTTCGATGTTTCGGATGAACTCTTCCATGGAACATATAAATGGGGGAACTTCCCCCGTTTCGTCAAGGGGGAAGTTCCCCATGGAGAATTTTTGCTTTTACGGGCAAGTTTACCCCATGAAAAAGCAGGAACTTGACGCCTTTGTCCGCGGCCTTCAGTTGGCCATGGCAACTGATGGTTGGAAAATGAAAACCCTATCGGAAGCGGCCGGAATGGGAGAAACGGCTGTTAAGGACCTTTTTCGATATTCATCATCTCCCAAAGTTTCGACGGCCCATGCCATCGCAACCGCAATGGGGCGATCAGTTGATGAGCTGATCGCACTCGGCGAAAACGCAGGCCCCATCACGCGCTCCCATCGTTCGGCTATCGCAGTCGTCGGCCGCGTCGGTGCCGGTGCAGAGATTGATCTGTTTGATGCGTTCGAAAAAGGCGACGGCCACTATCGCGTTCCCTGCCCACCGCAGCTTGGCCCACATGGAATTGTTGCGGTCGAGGTGGTCGGCGACAGCATGATGCCTATCTATCCGCCGGGATCTGTGCTGTTTTACACCCGCAACACCATCGGCATCCCGACAGAGGCGATTGGTCACATATGCGTCTGCGAAGATGCCGAAGGCAGGGTTTGGGTCAAACAGATCAAGGTGGGCCGCGAAGAGGGCACCTTCACCCTGATATCGATGAATACAGATCACGGCCACCGTCACGGCGTCCAACTGAGATGGGCGGCCCCCGTGCGTTTCAGCCTGCCGCCAGAGTTTGTCAAACGGATAGACTAGGGTACGCCAAAGGAACAAAATGGAACAATCAGAACAAAACAAGCATTTTTCTGCCGCACAGATTGGCCTGATTGCCGAACACCTCAAAACATTGGCCCCGGACTTTAACTGCCCGGCCTGCAAGGCGGAAACCATTGTCATTTACCCGCATTTTGCGGCCATTCCGATCTTTCGCTTCCCTGAAAAAGACATCACACAAGAGTTCTACCCAGCCATAATGACTGGCTGCGCCGCCTGCGGACACGTCAACCAGTTCATCCCGACGCCACGGCTGATGGCCGCGATTGAAAGTGCTAGCCGAGGAGAAATTGCGTGAACGTATTTGTTTCTGGGTCAAATAATGGTAACAACGACAATGTTGTGCCCATCAAGCGTGGCGGCACAGGCGGAGGCGACATGGACATCGAACGGCGTTTGACTGGCATCGAGACCGCACAGATCCAGCTTGGCATGGATATGCAATACATGAAGGGCCGCATGGAAGACATGCCGACCAAAGACTTCATCCACAGCAAGATCGCAGTCTATTTCGGCGGGATTGCTGCGCTCATCACCATTGGCATCGCCATCATCACCGCGATGCTTCAGCGCTGATCGGAAGCGAAACGCATACATCTTCGGCGGGCACCAAAGCGCTTTCCCGGGTTCGCGCTGTAATTCGCAGCCACGAAAATGTCAGTCCCAAAGCCGGATGCAACAGTTCCGCGCGCGGCCTCATGCCTGCAAATCTCAGATAAGCGCGCCTTGCAGCGCAAAAGACTATCTGGCCTACCCAATAGATACCTGAACATTTCAAAAACATCGCCAGGCTGAAGCTTGTGTTCAAGCCAAGGCACTGAAACACTTTAGTCTCAGCGTGATCAAAAGACACCTGTGATCGGCGTTTCCAAATGACCATGTAAATCACTGTGCTTGAAGAAAGTTTACAAAATGAAACTCAAAATGCTGGCGGTTGCCCTCGTTGCACTTTCTGCCTGTACGCCACCACCGACGCTTGACGACTATCGCCCGGTAGTTGATCCGGCCAAGACGAATTCAAAAAAGTTCGAGGCCGATCTTACGGCCTGCCGTGGGATCGCCAAGTCGGCCGAGGCTGACTACACGCAGCGCGCGCAACAGGAAGCCCAGAACCAGATGGTTGCCGGGTTGCTTATCGGTGCCATCGCTGGAGCTGCAGTTGGTGGCAATGGTCAGTCTACCGCAGCCGGAGCGGCATACGGCGGAGCCGTCGGCGCAGCAGCCGAAGGCGACTATACCCACGATCTGGTCACCTATGGCCCGCGGCGCATTGTCGACCGCTGCATGACCGAGCGTGGCCATGTTATCCTCAGCGATATCGGTCGCGGCTAATACCCTAACGCACCAGACACTTACAGCCTGGTGCGTTCTTACAGCGGAAGACACCGATCATGTGTCTTCCGCTTCGAAGACTTGACGGCGGTGTCACGCAATATTTCCAGCATTAGGAATGACAGAAGCCCCAAGACGGATGTTCAGCGCCTTGGTCACCCCAAGCAGCGTTGAAAGCGTGGGGTTCCCGGTTGGCGACAGCGCCTTGTAAAGCGCCTCGCGGCTAAGCCCCGCGTCACGCGCAACTTGCGACATGCCACGGGCGCGCACGATCACACCCAAGGCATGGGCGATATATCCGGCATCCCCGGTTTCCAGCGCGTCACGGAACAATTCAGCCTGCGCTTCGGGGCTGCCAAGATATTCGGCGGCGTCGAATGGTGTGGTTTCGATAGGCATTCAGACCTCCTTTGCCATGGCGATGGCCTTCTTGATGTCCCGCTGCTGCGATGATTTGTCTCCGCCGCAAAGCAGGATGACGATGATTGCCTCACGACGGCAGAAGTAAAGCCGATAGCCCGGCCCGTAATCGATGCGAAGCTCTCCGATACCCTCGAAGTACTTGGCATCGCCGAACAAACCAGCTTCCAGCCGAACGATGCGAAGCGCGATCTTCTCAATGGCGCGCTGGTCGCGCAGACCCGTCAGCCAGGTGTGAAACTCAGCAGTTTTGCGGACATCGTTGATCATCTGTAGTTTATAGTTATCAGGCAATTGATTGTCAACTATGGGCTACAGACAGATTCGAACCGATGGTTAATACGCAATAATGGGGGAGTTTCCCCATTTTATAATTGACATGGGGAAACTCCCCCATATTATCCAACCCCATCGCAACCCGATGGAGGTCCTCCCATGTCACTCGCCCTTGCAGCGCCACGCGTCCTGTCTGACGCCGTATCCGTTTGCGCGAACCCAAAGGAGTATGCCGACCGTCCGACGCTGATGCATCTGGCACGGCTGATCCTGATGTCGGCCTCGGGTCAGGTGCCCACCCAAACCAAACGTCGCCGCAAAGCCGCTGTGCCGGTGCTACGCGCCATCCGTGGCGGGCTGCAATGACGAGCTTCCCACTGCAACTGCCGATCGAGGCGACCAAGCCGCGCGCCATCGAAATCACCAATTGGCTCGGAGATCTTGGCCACACCAAATCCTATCGCGGCACCGCACTGGTGATCGAGGTCACCTCCGAAGCCGAAGCCAGCGCTTTGACTGCATGGCTCGCCGGGATCCCCGTCGCCGTACCCGCATAGGTCGCGGGTCACCCCGCATCCGCCACAATCAAACCTCGCAAGCTGAAAGGCCGCGCCATGGACCATCCCGATCACAACGCCTTCTTTGAACTGCACCGCCGCCGCGAGCAGTTGCACCGCAAAGCCGTTCTCATGTCGGCGCTGAACGCCGCCGCCCTCATCGCGCTGCTGCTGACCATCGGTGCTCTGATCGGCATGGCCGTGACCACGGTCGCAGCGATGCCGGCGCTTCTAAGCGACGCCGCAATTCACGCGCGCAGCTGAACTCAACCTCCCACCGAAAGGATCCCCTATGGCCTCCGACCCACCCTTCGAACTGCGAACCGCAGATCAAATCCTAGCCATGCCAGACTCTGGCGAATTCCTCGCCCAATTCATGGATGACCACAAACAGCTGATCCTCGACATGCACCAGGCGCAGATGGACCAAGGCGGCAAGGTCAAGGGCGGCTTCACGATCACCGTGGATTACACGCTGGACCGTCAGCTTTCGATGATCGTGGCCGCTGAGGCGAAGATCAAAGCCCCGAAGAAGCCAAAAGCATCGGCGGCGCTGTGGACCACGGCAGACGGCATGCTCACCCCGCAGAACCCGCGCCAGCCCAGCTTGCCGGGCATCCGCGACGTCACTCCCACCGCGCAGCCGATCCGCGCCTGATATACCGAAAGGAAAGACCTTGAGCCAATACGATACCCCCGAAGGCGTGGAAAACATCGCCCAGACCGTTGCCAAGATCATGGAACAGGGTGGCGCCGTCGATATTCTTGCGCCCAACCACCTGAGCCGCGCGCTCGACACCCCGCTGTTGTTGGCCGTACCAGCAGGTCAGCAGGTGCAGGATTTCACCGAAAAGCTGCGCGCCGCCCAATCGCTGCTGAAACCTTTCCAGCGCAAAGGCACGGCAGCGTTGCAGGATTTGGCCAGCCTGATCGCCTGGGCAAACCGTTTCAAAGGGGTGAGCTCTGCCCTCTATGCCAGCAACACAGGCGATACCCCCAAGCTGACCTGCATTGCCGACTACCACCTTGAGGGCCCGTCGCAGCTTGGCGATATGGGCGACCCGACCGCCCGCCACGGCCATCACCGCGCTACTTACGCTTTCCCGATGTCGCGCCAGTGGAAGGCATGGCAGGCACAATCCGGCAAACCCGTCAGTGGCGTCGAAATGGGCGAGTTCCTCGAAAACTTCATCCTCGACGTGATCGACCCGCCGCTGTCGCTGACCTCGCCCGGTATCCGAGGGTCTGAGGCCTCCGAGGCCGATCTGCGCCTGATCGATATCGCGCGCCGCTTGGATGGCAGCTTCGGAACGGCCAACCAGTTGCTGGGCATGGCGAAGTCCTTCACTGTCAATGAAAGCGCCGACTACACCGTGGCCCACAATTCGACGACGGGCGAGGCGACGATTCAGATCAAATCGGAACACATCGATGGCAACGGCCAGCCGATCCGCGTCCCGAAGCTGTTTCTCATCGCCATTCCAGTGTTCGAGAACGGCCCAGCTTATCGCCTGCCGGTAAGGTTCCAATACCGCAAGGCCGGACCCACCGTGAAATTCGTGCTGACACTGCACGATCCCAAACACGCCATGGATCACGCCTTCACCGAGGCAACCCAGCAAGCCTCGCAAGACACCGGCCTGCCTTTGTTCAACGGCAGCCCTGAATCCTGACCTGACACACCATTTTGCCGACACCGGCGAAATGGTCACCCCACCCGCGCGCGGTCGGTCACAACCGCGCTTCACCTCTTAGGAAATCCCATGTTTGGAAAACTGAAAGAAAAGCTGGCTGGTGTCGCATCCCGCCTGAACGGCAAGACCGATTTGCTCGAAGCGATCTGCGCCATCTGTGCCCGCGTCGGTGCCGCCGATGGCGATTACAGCGAGACCGAAGCCGAGACAGCTTTGGGCAAGCTGATGGAGCATGACACGATTTCCGCGGCATTTTCGTCCAGCCAGATCGAGCAGACCTTCAACAAGATGGCAAAGCTGGCGCGGAGCGGCATGTCCGGTCGCGTTCAACTGAAGCGCGAGATCGATGAGGCAAAGGGCAAGAATACCCGCGACGATCTCGAAATGGCGCTGATGATCGGCATCGATGTTGCCGCAGCAGATGGCGATATCGGCGAGAAGGAAAAGGCCGTGCTGATCGAAATCGGCAAGGTCCTGGGCTTCGATGCCGTCAGCTATCTCTCCTGATATGAACGCGCTCACCACTTGGGCCGTGGGCCTGCTGGCGGTGTTCGGCGTCATTCTCGGGCAGCTGATATTCCCCTTCGCCTTCGATTTCGTCTCGACGCTGGCCGTCTATGGCCTGGGCGTTTTCATCGGCCGCCAAGCCGGCACCACCACCTGACCCTTCGGTGTCCAGCCCTGCGCGGGCTGGCATCCCAAGCGACAGGAGAACCCCATGAGTAAACTATCAGATCTGAACACCCATTTGTTCGCACAGCTGAACCGCCTGGAAGCGGCTGGCTTGAACGCGGAGCAGATCGAACAGGAGGTTAAGCGCGCTGGCGCCATTGTCGCCGTTGCAGACCAAGTGATCAACAACGCCCAGACCCAACTCAAAGCGGCGCAGTTGTTCGGCCAGTTCGGCCCGTCCGTGCTTCCCCACCTGCCGCAGATCGGGAAAGCAGAATGAAGAAACGGCCGATCAAATACAGCCAGGACGAACTGGCATGGATTGAGGCACACTCGACCGATCCGCGCCGCGAAGCGCACGCGCTGTTCGTGCAGATCTGGAATCGCACGGACGTGTCTGTGGACAACTTTGGAAAGCTTTGCAGGCGCAAGGGCTGGCATACCGGCCGCGACGGCCACTATGTCAAAGGTGTGCGCCGCAGCGACAATCCGTCTCGCAAAGGCCACCACTATGAAGGCGTCGAAAAGGGTTGGTTCCGCAAAGGCACACGCCAAGGCGCGGCAACCCACCTTTATCAGCCGATCGGCACCGAGCGGGTGACCTGCGATGGCTACCGCGAGCGCAAAATCAACGATGACCGGCCAATGCAAAAGCGCTGGCGTGCAGTCCATCTGATCGAATGGGAAGCCATCAACGGACCTCTGCCCGCCGGCTGCGCTCTGAAATGTCTCGACGGCGACAGGACCAACACTGCGCCATCGAATTGGGTCTGCATCCCCCGCGCCCTGCTGCCCCGCCTGAACGGAGTTTACGGCCGCGGCTATGACACCGCGCCAGCCGAACTGAAACCAGCGATCCTCGCCGTGGCCACGCTGGAACACGCTGCCAGGGAAGCCCACAAGTCCAGGAAGGAGGCAGCAGAATGACCCGCGACGACATTGACATGTGCGAATACCTGCGGATTTGGGGGCCGCCAGAGGCTGCCGCCCGCATCGAGGCCCTGTCAGCAGAGGTGGAACAGAACGCAGCTATTGCCATAAGGGCGCTTGAACGTGCGACCCTTGCCGAGGAATGGCGCGACCACGACAAGACCCGCGCCGAAGCCGCAGAGGCAAAAATTGCCAAAGGCATTGCCGAGTGTGATCGTTTCGTCGGTCCAGTGTCGCGCAGCCAATTCGTCAATGGGCAGGCAACCGCCGCCCAGCAAATCCGCGCCGCTCTGGGAGGCTCCAATGGCTGATCTGATTTTACGCGCTGCGGCGCTGGATGCACTTGACCAGCATGCGCACGGCGCGACGACACTTGGCGGCCAGACATATCGTTCGATCACGCTGGAAGTGGCTGTCGAAGCAATCCGCGCCCTGCCCGCCGTTGCTGCCAGCCAGACGTCCTATCCTGCCGTCAAAGCCGACCCTCTGGGGGCGGAGTGGATGCGGCGGGAAATCATCCGTCATTGCGAAGATGGGTGGCCGAATGATGAGGGGCAGAACATCTACTTCTCGGGCGGCGATGGGATTGCCCACAAGATCAAGACCACCATCCCCGGACCTACCGATGCTGATTTGGATGCCGCCACGCTGGCACGGCCAAAGGTGAAGGCGCTGATGGAGGCGTTGACCCCAAGCGGTGATACGAAGGCTGCGTATATGGGCGAAATCATAGACCCAGAAACGAAGCGCACCGTGTCTTGGACCGCTATCAAGATGGTCATGAAGATGATTGCTGACCGAGCCGGCACGAAAGGCGGCGACCAATGACCGACCTGCGAGAAAAACAGCCCGCGGTGCGCCACATAGAGCCGATGCCGGCCGCAAATTACGAGGTCGAGCTGAAGGCATGGCCCTACTCCAGTATCAAGAGCGAGAATGTGATCAGCCGGAAACTGATCTATCGCCTGCACGCTGACAGTTTCGCACATGCATTCCGAATGGCGGTTGTCCTGCGTGATACCGTCAGGGCAATGCACGACATTTGGATTTCTGAAATTGTCCGCATTGAGGAGTGTGGGGCATGACTGCGCCCCGTTACGCCCTGCTGACCGAAAGTTTGGCCCGCAAGATGAAGGTCGCGATCCTAGAACAAATTATCGAAGAAGCCATCGGCGTCGACCTGCACCCTGCTGATTATCGGAACCGCAACACCGACGAGCGGGTCAAGTCGCTATATATGGCGAAGGCATCATATTGGGATCGGATGCAAGAGGCCCAGCAATTCCCCTATGCAGCACACCGCGAAATCGTACCAGTTACCAAATCAGCCCGCCCTGAAATCCTGCCTGCCGCCGAGATCAATGCTTGGCTGCGGTCTCTGCCTGCACAGGTGCATCCATGACCACATACCAGCTTATGACACCCGACGAGGCCGCAGCGCATCTTCAAGTCAGCACGAAAACCTTGCGCCGGATGAGGGATGCGGGCTTACCCTATGTGATGCTCAGCGCAGGCACGATTCGATACCGGCCCGATGATCTAGCCGATTTCATTTCTAGCAGGACCATGACATGCCATTCCGCCCGAAAAACTCGCGCTTCTGGCACTACGATTTCCAGATCAGGGGTCGTCGATTTCATGGCTCTTGCGGGACCGAAGACTTCGAGCAAGCGAAAGCAGTAGAGGCACAGGCCCGCGTTTCAGCTGGATCTGATGCGCCAACGGACGCCGCGAGCTTTACCCTTTCGCAGGCCATTGGCACCTATTATGTGGATGTATCGCAACACCAGCCAAGCGCGCGCACTTCCTGGGGGCAAGGCAAAGCTGTGCTTGCCACCATTCCCCCCCAGACACGGCTTGATGCACTGACACAGGCAGATGTGCAGCGGTTTGTATCGGTGCGCCGCGCCGAGGTGGCAAATGGGACGGTAAACCGGCAACTGCAATATCTGGGCCGCGCCTTGCGGCACATGGCCAAAACATATGGGGCCAAAGTCGCAGCGGTCGATCTGAAGCAGGCCGAGACCAAAGAGCCGACCGAAAGGGTACGCGAACTGACGCTGACCGAGCAGGCCGAGCTGTTCAAACACCTGCGAGCTGATCTACATCCACTGGCGAAATTTGCGCTGATGACTGGCGCTCGCAAAGCATCAATCTGCGGCCTGCTATGGTCAGACATTGATTTTGACACCGGCAGGATCAGATTTCGCCTAAAAGGCGGCGGAGCTATGTTTTTCCCGATCAATGCGGAAATGCGCGCGTTTTTATCGGCACTGCCAAAATCGGACCAGCCCGATCATCGGCGCTATGTGCTGACCTATATTGATCAGCAGACCAAGAAGCGCCTGCGGATCGCACCGAATGGCGGTGGTCTCGATGTAGATTGGCGCAAGGCCTTGGCCGACGCCGGGATACCAGATTTCCGGTTCCACGACCTTCGCCACACATTCGCCACCAGGCTGTTGCGAAAGACCGGCAACTTGAAGCTGGTGTCCCGTCTGCTGGGGCATACAACTGTAGAAACAACCACACGCTACGCCCATGTTCTGGACGGAGATCTGCAATCCGCTATGGATGATTTCAGCCCACTCGGAAAGACCGAGTCCCGAAGAAAGTCCCGAAGTCGCGCATAACTATTTGTTATTTCTATATCGCGTGAGGCTTCCCAAGCTGAATACGAGGGTTCGATTCCCTTCACCCGCTCCAATCCCCTACAGCAAGACACCGGGTTCGACGCAGTGATTGCGCGGTTAAGCCTCGTCGATGCGGCGCAGTTTGAAGATCACAATCGACACGCCCCACGCAATCAAGAACAGCGCGATAATGCCATAGCCCAGCAGGCCGAAGTT